GCAGGTAGTTTATACATTTCTGCCTTGGCGTCAACCCCCCAATCTTTTGCAGCTTGATATAAATCACTTTCATTTTTAGTTTTGCCAGTGTATCTTTTAGAACAGTTGTTTAAGTCATAGCGCATTTGATTTTCATCAACAAGGGCCGATGCTATCATCGTGTCTACAATTTTACCGCTGACACTTAAACCGAGCGCTTGTATCCAGCAGACGTCATACATTGCGTTGTGAAATATTTTATCTGCAGGTGTATCTAATACACCTTGAAACCATGTTAAAACTTTTTTACGATCCATGTTGCCACCACCTTCGTGAGCAATAGGATAATAACCTGACCAGCCTGGTACAGCTACAGCTATTCCTGTAACATCACCCTTATTAACTACAGATCCTGACCCCATTTTTATTAGGTCTGGGTCTTTAGTTTCTAAGTCAATTGCAATCTCATCATACTTAGAAAGGTCTGGAAAATTTTCAGGTGGTAACCATTCTGTTTGTGGTTTAAATAGAGGTGTCTGCATTGTAATCCCTTTCAAGTATCATTTCTAAATAATGTATAGCTTTTTCAATGTCTTGCTTCTTTCCTTTTACAGAATGCCTGCATATATATTTTATAGCATTGCCTTCTGCAAAAAGCAACTTGTTCTCGTTTATAAACTCTGCAGGTTGGATTTTCATGTTGCGATAATGTTTACCGCCGATTTGGTCTTCTAAAGAATTGTATGTTGTTCCTTTAAATATATCTTTATGTGTCATAGTAAATATCCCTTCTCATATTTTTTTGGTTCTATTATGTGTAAGTTTTCTTTTGTTCTTGTTGCACCAACATAAAACAATCTGTTTTCATCGTCTGGATCTCTTTCGTAACCTTTCATAGTATTTTGTGTTAGATCTGTTAACAACACAACGTTTTGTGATTCACCACCTTTAGCACCATGTATAGTAGATAACTCTATTCTTGGTTTTTCATTTAGTCTTTCTCCATTTGCTCTCATCTTTCTTAAATAATCTACTTTAGTTTGTCCAGCATCATCAAATGCTTCAAACCAAACTGTTTTAATCTGTAAACCATAATCTTTTGTAAGTTGATCTATTGTATAAAAAGATTCTTTTGCCATACCCTTAATTTTTTTCTTGTGCCAATGTTTTGGACTCATGTATTTAGATATATTTTCTATTTGTTTGTAAGATAGTGGTTGTCCTTTTAATCCACCTTCCCATGCTGTTGCTGCTTCGTGTAAATCTTTTTCTGTGCCTCTTCTGTATTTAGATGAATAATACAAACCACGTTGATACAAAGATTCTTCTACATCTTTTAATAAATGTTTAGTTCTAGCTAATACTAACCACTCACCTGATGACATATCAATTGTATCTGCATTGTAATGTCTTTGTAAGCTGCCTTGATTTATTTTTGGTTGCCATGTTTTATCTATTCTGTTTCTAATTCTATTAATAATACCCATTGCTAATCCATGCACTTTTGCTGGTATTCTAAATGATTGTGTTAGTGGTAGGTATTGTCCTTTTAAAGCTATAAAAGAATCTACATCTGCACCAGCCCATTTGTATATTGCTTGATCATCATCACCTGCAATAAAAGAATCCTGTGTTTTATTCCAAATAGTTTTTGCCATGTCCCATTGCATTAGTGACAAATCCTGTGCTTCATCAATAAACACTACATCAAATTTTGGAGACTTATCTAATTTTGTAAACTCTGTAATCATGTCATTAAAATCTATTAAGTCGTATTCTTTTTTGTATCTGGTTAATTCATTGTGAATAATTTTAAGTGTGCTTCTTTCTAAATCTTGTGTGTGTTCGTGTAAATCAAACTGTTGTTCTGGTGTAATGTTTCTAAGTTGTGCTAGTTGTATAATTCTTAAATACTCACTATCAGAGTTAAATGCACTGCCTTGATCTTCTTGGTAGTCTGCATAAGTTACAGGAAAACCTAATTTTTTTCCTAAATCTTTGTAATGTCTTTGTTGCATGACCTGATCTTTTTTTATTCCAAGTCTTCTAAATGCTAGTGAGTGTAATGTTCTAAAATATGGTAAATCATCTTCTGTAAGATTAAATTTTTTTATTGCTCTATCTCTTGCTTCGTATGCAGCTTTCTGCGTAAATGCAAAATATCCAACTTTATCAGGATCTGTATTTTTTAAATAATCATCTACTTTGTTTAACAACGTTGTAGTTTTACCTGTGCCTGGTGGTCCTAATACTATCGTTCTCATTAATATGGATCTTTTGGTTTTAATTCTTTTTGTGTATAATCATCTGTTTTTTTATCAAATTGTTTTACAACAAATACAGATATTCTTTCTTTACTAATTCTTTTGTCATCACAGTTGCATGTTTCTTTTAACATCTGCGCTGTACGTGAGTATGGTACATCCCAACGTTTTCTAATTAAAAATTGATTGTAAAACTTATCAAATATAAAATGATGATAACCTTCTTTTGTTAAGACACCACCACGTTTTAAATCTTTTATATCTGATCCTATGTGTCTATCTAAACAAAATTCTTCTAAGTGGTTTTGTAATTGATCCTGTGTAGTCACACCTTCTGGTGGATCTATTGGTTCGTGATTCTTCATCAGTGGATTTATTATCATATCCCAGTCTTTTGGTTTTACTGTTGGTGGTTTAAAATCTAACTGTTCCATACACGCCTCTTGAAATAAACTTTGTTGTTTTAAAAATTTTACATTTTCTAAATGTAATCGTTCACCATCTACGTTTAAATAATAATATGGTTTTTCTAATTTAATTTTTTGTAAATCAGTTAGCGCAGGAAATACTATCTCTTCACCAATACCAAACTTTCTTTCTCTACATAGTTTTTTATCACAAAGATTACACATAGGTGTGTCATTACACTTGTAACCCCATTCTTTTTTATCATGTTGACGTTTAATTATTTCTACTTCAGACTCGCTTAGTGGTGTTGTTGATGCAGTTGCATTAAACAAAGTCATTTTACTTTTCCATTCTGCAGGCCATTTCTTTTTAGCATACACACCAAAATGAAACATAGAATTGTTACGTCCACCTTCTGGTATTTTATTCATAGCCATAAGTTCTATACACGGTGGTGCATCAGAATATTCTGATTGTGGTCTTTCTATTTTTATTTTTGTAATGTCTTTTTGTTTTACTGTATTATATATTGTGTAAAATTCTTCTAATGTTGCAGCATTACCATCTTCTTTAAATGCATATCGTGTTGTGTTATTACCATTAAAGTATGGTAAGTTTAAAAAATTACCCGTATCATCTGATGATTTTAATTGTATTTGTTTTGGAAAAACTTCTGATCCGCCATATCCTAATAATGTTTTTATTTCCGTTAGTTTATCTCTCATTCTTTCTGCAGCTACGGGTAGTTCCGAAAAGAGAAAGACGTGTGCTCCCCCACTCTTTGACCTACACACAGCCAAAGGCAATTTAAATTGTTTTATTTTATCTATAAGTTGTTTGTGATCAAACCCTGCGTAAGAATCTATATCTACACAACCCCATATACATTGATTATCTTCGTTAATTGGTATAATACCCAAACTTTGTGTACCATTTAAATGCATAGTCCACAGGTCCGTGGTCACTGGTTGACGTACAACAAATGATTGACCTTTTAATTTGACACCATTCTCAGCTGGCGTACTTACTTTAGTACAACCATGAGCTCGTTCCAATCCCTTAAATATTTTTTCAAACATATTTTTTAATGGGCGCTTCCACTCTCGCTTTCACGCCCACTCCTAGGATTTTATTTAGTATGGTGAATCTGTTTTTGATTCGTCTGATCCGTGTTTAACTTGCACATCACCTTTACCAACTTGTTCAGCAAAAGATTTTGCAATTCCATAAACACCTTGATCTTCAACCGGACCAACTTTAGACACTTCCCAACCAAACCATGTTCCTTTGTCATTTGACATTTGAACAGTTTTTAGATTGTAAATATGGCTATATGTTGGCGGTGTAAACAAACCAGTTTTACCTTGCAATTTAATTCCCATCATAATGGAATTCCATTTACGACTAATTTTTAGTTGAGTCGCTTTCATAGAAATTAAAGCAGTTTGTGGTGAATCACCTAACACAACTACATAATGATTTGCAGTGTTGTCAATGTAATTACCATTTGGCAATCTATCTTTGTAAGATTTATCACGAGTTGTTTGACTCATAATATCAGAACTAGCATCGTGAATTGCAACGGGTGCACCAGTGCCAGCTCCTCTGTCTTGCCATTCTATTAATTTTCTTTCATAGAATACTGGCAGTACATTTATTCCCTTACTTCCATCATAAAGTTCATTTGTGACACTGTTAATAATCATACCTGGTTCGGCATCCTTAACATATCTTGCGTGTACTTTATTTACTTCAGGAGATAGTTGTCCTAATACTTTCAGAAATGGTAGTGCAAGATCTTCTTGCGTCATGTTCTGAGAGCCTTTATCTGCATCAGCTTCAAACATATTGA